AGTGCCGCAAAGCAAGAACGACTGCGCCCAATCCATCCGCCTGCTGGGCGACCTGCAGCGCGAATTCGAGCGCGAGCGCGCGGCGATGAACGACGCCATCGGCGCCATCATCCAGCAGCACCAGCCCAAGCTGTCCGACCTGCAGCAGCGCATCGAAGCCCTGCAGGGCGGCGTGCAGGCCTGGTGCGAGGCCCACCGCACCGAGCTGTGCGGCGAGGGCGACAAGCTGGGCAAGACGGCCAACCTGGTCACGGGCGAAGTGTCCTGGCGCCTGCGCCCGCCCAGCGTCTCCATCCGTGGCGTCGACACGGTGCTCGAAACCCTGCTGCGCATGGGCCTGGGCCGTTTCGTGCGCGTGAAGAACGAGCCCAACAAGGAGGCCATGCTGAACGAGCCCGAAGCCGTGCGCGGCATCGCCGGGATCAACATCGTCACGGGCGTGGAAGACTTCATCGTCGTGCCGTTCGAGGCCCAGGCCGAGGGGGCGTGACCATGGGCAGCATTCAATCCCGGAAGGCCGCCATGGGCTACATGACGGCAACGCGCCGCCCCTCGTGCCGCAACTGTGCGTATTCGTCGCAAGACTCCAAGCTGGGTGGCACAACCGACGTTTACCCCTGGCACTGCGATAAAGGCGGGTTCGGCACCACGGCGCAAGCCGTGTGCGAAGACCACCAGCCCAGCAACCCGGCGAAGGAAGGCAGTGCAGCATGAACACGCCCAAGAAATTCAACGGCGGTGAATTTCCCGCTGGTGCAATCGCCAACGCGCACATCTGCATGGAGCGGCTGGAGACCCTGTACGACTTTGCGTGCCAGGGAGGGCCGCTGGCAAATTGCGATGACTGGATTGAGCTGAGGCGCTGCGTTGAGCACCTGGCAGAGCAGATCAACGCAGCTTGGCCTGTAGCGCCAGATGATCCAGTGCTGGACACCGAGTTTTCTGACTTCGTGGAGCAACTCACTGCCTGGCACGCCAAGAAGGTCGGCCTTCTGCGCGATATCGAAGACGGCATTGACGAAGGGACGCTGCTCAAACAGGGGGACGATCCCGAGGGCGTTCCGCTGACAAAAGAAGGTGCGGCCTTCTTCAAGCTGGGCATCCAGGTTGCATTGATGGAGCTGGGCACGCTGCCGTTCACCGTCACGCGAGAGGATCGTGCGGAGGATGAAGCATGACCCGCGCCAACATCCCTGTGAAATGCACGCGCTGCCGCCACTGCTGTCTGGAGTCGGAATGGCTTGATGTTCCATCGAAGCGTTATGGCGGGTGCACTGAAAAGACCTGTCCGCGCTGCGGCTGCAAAAGCTACTACGACTGTACCCCGCAGGTGGCTTGGTGCTGGTCGTCCGGCTTGATCGAGATCGGCGACGCCATGCCTGCAGCCGATGCCGATGGCGGCGGCGCCATTGAGGTGGCGCGCGGGCCGAAGTACGCGCTCAAGGGCCATCTCTCGGTAGTGGCGCGGCACGGCTACAGCCCTGGGCAGTTGCTTGTGCCTGGAGTCCCCGAAGCTGAAACCCAAAAGGCCAAGGCCGATGCCTTGGCCTCCTGGCTGGCCTGGTGCGGCAAGCCCAAGAGACGCAACGTCGTGACGTTTTCGAGGGCCAAATCATGACCCGCGTCCTCTCCGCCTTTGAAGCCGTGCGCCCGCGCAGCACGGTCACTGCACCCACAGCCGTCGCCCAACCACGCAACCGGGGCAAGGCACCCAGCCCGCTGCCCGGCAGCTTGGCCCAGGCCCCCGTGGGCGTGATGGTCATGGATCGGACCGGCAAGCGCATCGTGCCGCTGCAGCCGCGCATCAGCAGCGCGGCAATTGAAACCAGCGTGGCTTACCGCGCGTCCGTGGACCGCCGCCAGGCTATGTCGAAAGCGAGGATTTGATGTTCAAGAACTTGATCGTTTACCGCCTCACAGCGCCCTGGCCCGTGGGCCTGGGCGAAGTCGAGGCCGCGCTGCAAAAGGCGCTGTTCCTGGAATGTGGAGCCACGCAGGAGCAGTCCAGCGGCTTTGTGCCGCCGCGCGGTGAAGAACACGGCCTGCTGGCCGAGGGCGTTGGCGGGCACTGGGTGCTGCGCTACATGACCGAGGCCAAGGTGCTGCCCGCCGACGTGCTGGCGCGCAAGGTGCAGGAAAAGGCTTCGCGCATTGAACAGGAAACCGGCCGTAGGCCCGGCAAGAAGGAAAGCCGCGAGCTCAAGGACGAGGTCCGGCTCGACCTGCTGCCCATGGCCTTCACCAAGCAGGCCGCCATGTGGGTGTGGATCGACCCGCAGGCCTGCACGCTGGCGCTCGACACCAGCAGCCAGGCCCATGCCGATGAAGTGGTGAGCCTGCTTGTGGAGCTGCTGCCCGGCCTTGCCCTGGCGCTGCTGGACACGCAGACCAGTCCACAGGCCGCCATGGCGCACTGGCTCAAGACGCAGGAGCCGCCCCCGGGTTTCAGCATCGACCGCGAGTGCGAGCTGAAAAGCGCCGACGAGGCCAAAGCCGTGGTGCGCTACGCGCGCCACCCGCTGGACATCGACGAGGTGCGCGCGCACATCGAAGCTGGCAAGCTGCCGACCAAGCTGGCACTGACCTGGGACGACCGCGTGAGCTTCGTGCTGACCGAAGGGCTGCAGCTTAAGAAGATCAGTTTCCTCGACACGGTGTTCGAGGGCCAGGCGCCCGACGACCAGGGCTTTGACACCGACGTGGCCATCGCCACCGGCGAGTTGACCAGGCTGATCCCCGAACTGGTGGATGCGCTGGGCGGCGAAGGCCGCACCGCCCAGGCCGCTTGATACGGACAGGAGCCCCGGAAATGCCTTCCAAACCGTTCCAAACCGCAAACCCAGGGGGTTGCACCTCCTGCGGCGCCGGGCCGCTTAAAACGGCCCTGGCTTTTCGTGTGCTCGCGCTGTCGGTCGCGGGTGCGTTTTTCGGCGTGCTGGGCGCGCTGCTGCTCGCCATGCCCGCGCTGCCCGGCTGGGGCTTCGGTGCCTTCGCGGTCAGCAATGTGGCCTGGCTCACAGCCAGCGCTTGGCAGCGCCAGTGGCCCCTGCATGCCCAGCAGTGGGTGTTCCTGGTCTGCAGCCTGCTCGGGCTGTGGAACTGGTGGCTCGGGCCGCTGCTGCTGGGGTAGATCAATGGCAAACCACATTGCAGCCATCCACACGCTCAAGGGCAAGCTGGGCCTGAGCGACGACGACTACCGCGCGCTGCTGGTCAACCTCACTGGAAAGAACAGCAGCAAGGCCCTGGGCGTGCAAGAGCAGGCCCGCGTGCGCGACCACATGCAGGCCCTGGGCGAGCGCCTGGGCGTGCTCAAGCCAACGCGGCAGCGCTCCTTTGCGCAAACCCGGGCCGCAGCGAGCCCACGCGAGCGCAAGGTGTGGGCGCTGTGGAACCAGCTCCACCGCGACGGCGTGATCCAGAACCACAGCGCGCCCGCGCTCAATGCATGGGTCAAGCGGCAGGTGGGCGTCGATGCCCTGCGCTTTTGCAACACTGCCCAACTCGACTCCTGCATTGAGGGCCTGAAAGTGATGCACGCGCGCGGGAGTGCCGCATGACGATGCCAGCACGCCGCTTGACTGAGGCCGAGGCCGCCGTGCTCGCACAGCACTTGCCAGCAGGGCTGACCGAAGAGATGCGGGACGTTGCCTGGTGCCTTTTCGAGGCCGTAGCGCTGATGGATTCGCGCGTTGGTACGACCTGCCCCGACCCTGTATGGCTGGGCGTATTGCACGCGATGGCGCGCGTTGCCACTGCCCAACTGCAACACCTGGCCGCAGAAAAGGGTGGCAAGGCCATTTATCTGGCCAAGGGCGTGGCTGCGTACCTGTCGGCACGCGATCTACAGATGTGTGGCGAGTTTCGGGGGGACAATTATGATTTCCTCGCCCGCAAATACGGGCTGACCGAGATGCGTGTTCGGCAGATCGTGAACGATTGGCAGAAAGAGCAGTTCCGCGTGCGCCAGGGGCGCCTGCCTGGCATTGACGACTGAGCCCCCAGCGCTGGCGTGCAACGCGCCAGCGTTTTCTAAAGCGTTTTAGTTCACCTCAAACGCCCCCCGCCGCGACCATCGCGGCATGCCTTCCCCCAACACCCTCCGTAGCGCTGTAGCTGTCGCCGCCTGCACCTTCGCCGTGCAGGCGGCGGGCGCTGCCGATGGCCTGATGCGCCGGGTGCAGTTCTTTCCAGCCGGTGAGTTCCGCAGCGGCGACACGCGGCCCGAAGAAGTGCCCTCGTGGCGCATCGACGCCGCCAGCGCCGCGCTGGTGATAGAGCGCTTCAACGCCCGCCGCAAGCCCCTCGTAGTCGATTACGAGCACCAGACCCTCAACAAGGAAAAGAACGGCCAGCCCGCGCCCGCTGCGGGCTGGCCCAAGTCCTTGGAGTGGGTCGAGGGCGAGGGCCTGTTTGGCCTGGTCGAAATGACAGCCCGCGCCGCCGCCGCCATCGACGGCAAGGAATACCTCTATTTCAGTCCGGTGTTCGCGTACTCCAAGACGGACGGAACGGTCCTTGAAGTCTTGATGGGCGCGCTCACGAACGATCCCGGCATCCAAGGGATGCAGCCGGTTTCTCTCATGGCCGCCGCCACGGCCGCTTTCCTTCCGTCGTCACTACAGGAGCCCTCCGTGAATCCTTTGCTTAAGGCCTTGCTGGCCTTCCTCGGCCTGCCCGAGACAACCCCCGAAGACGGCGCAATGGCCGCGCTGACGGCCCTCGGCCCGCTGCAGTCCCTGCAGGCCCGCGCGGCCACGGCCGTGGCCGCGTGCACCGCGCTGAGCCTGCCCCACGACACAAACGCCGAAACCATCACGGCCGCCTGTACCAATCTGCGCGCGGCCGGTGCGCCCGACCCCGCGAGGTTCGTTCCCGTGGCGGTGGTCGAGGAACTCAAAGCCAGCGTGGCCGCGCTCTCGGCGGTCAGCCTTGCCCGCCAGGTAGACGACCTGGTCAAGCCCGCGCTGGCCGATGGCCGTTTGCTGGCCGCCCAAGAAGCCTGGGCGCGCGACCTGGGCAAGTCGAACGTCGCCGCACTCACTGCCTACCTGCAGACGGCCCAGCCCATCGCAGCGCTCACAGGCACGCAAACCGGGGGCCGCCCGCCCGAGGGCGCGGCCAAGGGTGACGCGCAGCTCACGGCCTCCGAGCTGGCTGTGTGCACGGCCATGGGCCTGACGCCGGAGCAATACAAGGACGGTGCCGTGAGCACCCCCACCGCTTAACTACGAGAGCCCTTCAACATGACTGCACTCACGCAAGACCGCGCAACCCTGCGCCGCCCCGGCGAACAAATCGAACCGCCCGTGGGCGCCAATGCCCGCATCTACGCGGGCGCCCTGGTCGCCATCAACGCCGCAGGCTTTGCCGTGCCGGGGGCCGCCAGCGCGGGCCTCAAGGGCGCTGGCGTGGCCGAGCGCCGCGCCGACAACACGGGAGGCACCGATGGCGCCATGCGCGTGCGCCTGTCCAAGACGCCCCACCAGTTCGGCAACTCGGCCGCCGCCGACGCCATCACGCTCGCCGACCTCGGCGCCGATTGCTATTTGGTGGACGACCAGACCGTCGCAAAGACCAACGGCGGCGGCACCCGTGGCCGCGCGGGCCGGGTGTACGACGTGGACGCGGATGGCGTCTGGGTCGATTTCCGCTAACCCACCCAACGCCACAGGAGCCCCCCGACATGATCATCAATCACGCCAACCTCGCCATCATCAACCAGGCCTACAACGGCGCGTTTCGCGCGGGCCTGTCCACAGCCACGCCCATGTGGCAGCAGCTCGCCACGCTGGTGCCCAGCGCTGCGGCCGAGGAAACCTATGCCTGGCTGGGCAATTTCACGCGCTTCCGCGAGTGGCTCGGCGAGCGCCGGTACCAGAGCCTGATGCTGCACGGCTACGCCATCAAGAACCGCACTTTCGAGAACACGGTGGAAGTGCTCCGCGACCACATCGAGGATGACAAGTACGGCATGTTCTCGCCCGTCGTGCAGCAGCTTGGACAAGACGCCGCCACGCACCCCGACGAAATGGTGTTCGATGTCGTCAACAACGCTTTCACCACGCGCTGCTATGACGGCCAGTACTTCTTCGACACCGACCACCCCGTGGGGCCACCGGGCCGCCAGGTGAGCGTGAGCAACTTCCAGGGCGGCAGCGGCAAGACCTGGATGCTGCTGGACACCACGCGCATCCTGAAGCCGTTCATCTACCAGAAGCGCCGCGATTACGCCTTCACGGCCAAGACCAGCCTCACCGACGACGCCGTGTTCAACCGCAACATGTTCGTCTGGGGCGCCGATGGCCGGGGCAATGCTGGCCTGGGCCTGTGGCAGATGGCGTTCGCGTCCAAGGAGCCGCTCGACGTTGGCTCTTACTCGGATGCCCGCGCCCAGCACCAGTCGTTCCATGACGACAGCGGCAAGCCGCTCGTGATCCGCAGCGCCGAGCTGTGGGTGCCGCCTTCCATGGAGAAAGCCGCGCTGGAAGTCGTCACGGCCGAGCGCCAGGCCAACGGCGCATCAAACGCCATGCGCAACCTGTCCAAGGTGGTCGTGTGCCCTTGGATGAAGGACTGACACGCCCCCCCGTTAAACCCCAAGGAGCATCCCCATGGCAACCGCCAAAGATACCCGCGCCAAGGTGCGCACCTCGGCCCCCGCCCCCAAGGCCAAGCCCCAAAACGACACGCCGCTTGTCCTGGTCGTCACGCCCAAGGTCGAAGGCTTTCGCCGCGCGGGCTTCGCGTTCTCCGGCGAGACGCGCCTCCCGCTCGCTGATCTGAGCGACAAGCAGTACGAGCAGCTCACCCGGGAGCCGATGCTCGTGACCTACCTGGCCGATGCGGAAGCCGTGGCCGATGCGGCGGCGGCCGAGGGCGAGGACGAAGCCAGCGCCTGAGCAAAGAGCTTTACATGCCGTACATCACGCACGAACAACTGGCCGACAGCCCCGGCGCGCTGGAGCTGTCGGAAGTGGCAACCGAGGAGCACCGCCCGTCCGTGCGGGCGGAGCTGCTCAATGCGCTGCTGTGCGGCCAGGACACCAGCGCCTGGCCGCCCGATGACGTGGCCGACGCCGAGCGCGCGGTGCAGCGCATCGACGCCGCCGTGGCGGATGCCACGGCCATGATCGACGGCTATCTCGCAAAGCGCGGCTACGTGCTGCCGCTCAACCCGGTGCCTGGCCTGGTCGTGGCATGGTGCCGCGCCATCACGCGCTACATGCTGCACAAGGATCGCCGCGCGCTGGAGGCCACCGACCGCATCGCGCGCGGCTACACAGACGCCCAGCGCCTGCTGCAGCAGACGGCAGACGGCAAGTTCAGCCTGGGCGCCGAGGACGTGGTGGCGAACGACAAGCTGGACGCGCGCTTTGAGTGCGCCCCCAGCGTGTTCAGCCGCCGCGAACTGGGGGCCTTCCGGTGAACTTCGAGCCCTTCGACACGAGCCTGATCGTGCAGCGCCTGCGCGAGCAGGTGCCCGCGCTGCAGTTCGTGGGCGGCGCGGCGGACTATGCGGCCGTGAAAGAGCTGTCATCGTTTCGCCCGCCCAGCGCCTATGTGGTGTTCGCGGAGGAAACGAACACCGGCAAATTCCCCGCCGCCCCGGGCGTGTGCATCCAGAGCTGCACGACGCAGATCGGCGTGGTGCTGGCCCTGCGCCACTACCGCGAGCAGCGCGGCGACCAGATGCAGCAGGAGGCGCGCCAGCTTGTGGGCGCGGTGCGCGTGGCCCTCATCGGCCACAAGCCCGCGTCCCATGGTGCGTCTCCCGTGGGCTGGGTGTCAGGCAAGGTGCTGGACTACGACGCGGGCGTGCTGCTGTTCGCCGACCTGTACCAGCTCCACAACACGCTGCACAAGGATGGGCCGCAGGCCTGCGCGCGATGAACCAGCCAAGCGTCATCGAGCTCAAGCGCGGCGACACCCTGGATCTCGGCTGCGCCATCCAGTCCGAGGGCGTGCCGCTGGACATTACCGGCTGGCAGATCGACTGCTGGGTGCGCGCGCCTGGCGGGCGGCTGGTGCACCGCTTCGTCGTGGAAGTCACCGACCCCGCGCAAGGGGAGTACTCCATGGCGGCCAGCAGCGCCGAGACAACGGCCTGGCCCCTGGGCAGGCTCACGGCCGACATTCGCTACGCAGACGCGGCCGGGCGTGTCATGCGCACATGCGACATGATCTTCGCCGTGGCCGACTCGCCCACGATCCCGTGACAGGGCCAACCCATGAGCATCGTCACCCTTATCAACCATGGCGCGCGGCGCCACGTCGTCACTGTCGTGGGCCTGCGTGGCCCGCAACCCAGCCCCGGCGCTGCCGGTGCGCTCATGGCGGCCAACAAGCTCTCCGAGTTCTCCACCGACCCCGCCGTTCAGGAGGCGGCTCAGCAGCACCTCGGGCTCGGCGTTGCCGACCCGCTCGCCCACTACATCCTGGCAAAAGCCTAGAAAGGAAGAACCATGTCCCTCGACAACCGTCTCATTGCGCTCGCCCAGGCCATGGGCGCCGATGTGAAGGCCCTCACGCTGGCGCAAGGCCAGCTCAGTGCGCTGAACACGACCACGAAAACCAGCCTGGTCGCCGCCATCAATGAGCTGCTGGCGCTGGTCAGCGGCGCGGGCGCGGTCATTGACGATGGCGCCGGGGCTGGCGATACCGGCGTGACGTGGAGCGCCAACCAGATCACCAGCGCCATTTACTCCGCGCAGATGGCCGTCAAGAACGACCTGGTCAACGGCGCGGGCGCCGCGCTGGACACCCTGAGCGAGCTGGCCGCCGCGCTGGGCAACGATCCCAGCTTTGCCGCAACCATCGCAACACAGATCGCAAACCGCGTGCGCTTCGACGCGGCCCAGGCACTGAGCGCACCGCAGCAGGCCCAGGCGCGCGACAACATCGGCGCGGCGGCGGCCAGTGCGCTCAATGCGCTGACCGTTGGCCTGGGTGCTTACGACCGCGACTACGCCGCCGACTACGCCGCCGCGAAGGTGTAGCCATGGCCTCCTTGCAAGCGCGCATCACGGCCCTGGCACAGGCCATCGGTGCCGACATCAAGGCCCTGGTGAACGTGTACATGCCACGCGTTCCTTTTGGCGGCACCGTGGACAAGACACGGAAAATGGCGAATGCCCAGGTGGGCGCCGTCGATGTGTTCGTGACACTGGATGGCGCCGGGACGGACTGGCCCGCCCAATCGCTCTCGACCGCGTGGTGGAACGTCTTCACGTTTGGTATTCCAGGGCGGTTGAGCCAGGTCGCGCAGCAGGTGTTTCACACAAGAGTTGCTCAATTCTGGTTCAGGCATTTGCACGATGCCATCTGGACGCCCTGGTACAGGCACCCGTTCACATTCGCAGAAACCGGGTTCCTTTTGCAGGACGGCGGCACGCTCGGCTATGGGGCGGGGTGCGGGGGCAGTGTGACCCAGGCCGTCAGCAAATCCACTGCCGTGACGCTCAATAAACCGTGCGGCCAGATCACTCTGCACAACGCGAGCATGGCAGCAGGCGCAACGGTTCAGTTCAATTTCTCCAACTCATATATCGGTGCCTACGACAAGGTGCTGTGCCAGGTGTTTGTCGGCGGCGTGGTCAATGCGTTTTCCTACCGGGCCGAGTGCTCCTGGGTTGGGCCTGGAGGGGGCGCCATCAGTGTGACGAACGTCTCTAACGGGGCGCTGGCCGAAGCGCTGACGCTGAATTTCGCAGTCATCAAAGGGAGCATTACGTGATGACTCTCACCCCCTTTGTGCTTGATCCCACGGGATGGCTGGAAGCCACCTGGATGGAAGGTGCCGCCCAGGTTCGGTGCGTCAGCTATCACCCCACGCAGATCGACATGCTGCGCGCCGATGCGGCGGCGATGGGCACGCCGCTGGATGAGCACCAGGCGATGCTGGACGAATGGGTTGCGGGCTACGTTCCCGCGCCTGCCGATCCTGCGGCACTGCGCGCGGCACTGAGCGCACAGCTCGCAGGCGAGTACGAGCGCCGCATGCAGATCATCGCCGCCGGATACCCGCCCAGCGAGCGCGAGAGCTGGCCGGTGCAGACCGGGGAGGCCCATGCGCTGCTGGCCGATCCGGTTGCGGCCACGCCATGGATTGACGCTGCCGCCGCAGCGCGCGGCCTTGACCGCGTGGAGCTGGCCCAACGCATCGTGGCAAAGGACGATGCCTACCGCGTGATCCATGGCACGCTGACCGGCGCGCGGCAGGCGCTGGAGGATGTCATCGGCGCGGCTGGCGATGACGTGCAGGCGCTGCAGGCCATCGACGTCACGACCGGGTGGCCGGGCATTTTCTAAAGCGTTTTGCTGAGTGCGAAACGCCACGGCGGCGAACACTGAGGGCTCTTAAACAGGAGCCCTTTTTCATGTCCACAAAACCCGACTCGCAGCCGCCGCGCGTGCGCATCGAGCTGCTCAAGCCGCACCGCCACGCAGGGCGCGACTACAAGCCCGGCCAGTTCCTGGAGCTGCCCGAAGGCAAGGCTGGATGGCTCGTTTCGGTTGGCACCGCGAAGGCCGCGACTGCAGCCACCCCCGCCGCCAAGAAGGAGTAAACATGGCTACGCAAGCATCTAAATCTACCCCCGTCATCTGGAACGGCCAGGGGCCGGTGCACATCGGCATTTACGATCCGGTCAACGGCCGCCCTGAGATGGGTTTCCTCACGAACCTGTACAGCGTGGGTTGTGCCAACCGCACGCTCACCGTCACGCCATCGCGCGAGACGGGCAAGATCAAAGAGAGCTGCTCCGGCCAGCGCATGACCCTCAAGGAATACGAGACGGGCAAGGGCTTGGAAGTGAACCTGTCCATGGTGCAGTTCGACACGCGCACGATGGCTTCGGCGTTCTTCGGCGAAGCGATGGAAATCGCCGGGGGCACCGTGACCGATGAGCAGTTGGCGAAGCTGGAGCCGGGGGACTACTTCTTCCTGCGCAACCCGCGCAGCAAGAGTGTGGTGATCGAAGACAGCACCATCGGAACACCCCTGACGTATGTCCTCGGCACGCACTACGAGGATGATGATGCGGAGCATGGTCGCTACCGCTTGCTGGCACACCCTGCCGGGCACGTCGAGCCGCTCAAGGTGGACTACGAGTACGACAGCTTCGTGAATGTCGCCGCATTCAGCAAGACGAACGTCGAGCGCGGGATCATCTTCTCGGGGGTCAACGGCGACGGGCAGAAGCAGCGCGTCATCATCCCGCGCATCCCCCTCGCACTGGATGGCAGTTTCAACTGGCTCTCCGATGAGCCCAGCGACCTGGCGCTCAAGGGCGAGGCGCAGTACGTTCCCGGCCTCAAGAACGACCCGCTGTTCGGTCCGTTCATGCGTATCGACGCGATGGTCTGACCCTGGCCGGGGGGGCAATAAAAAACCGCGCCGGGCGTTTGCCTGGGCGCGGTTTTTTTCTTGCGCAAGGGCTAGCTGAATGCCTTGCGCACCATGGTGAAGAAAAGCCCAAGCGCGAGGGCAATGGGGGTGCCGATGAAGATAACCGCCAATGGCACGCCCACTGCAATGCTGACGATGGTTTGCATGGGGATGCCATTGAGCAATGCAACCAACACACCCAGCACGGGCAGCAGCACAAAAGCATGCAGCCCCAGGCTTTGCCAACGTGTCAGCGGCGGATGTTTTGGAGATTGATTCATGTCGGGTCAAGAAATGAAAGCCAAGCTGGTGCTGGAAGCCAGCGCCAAGGGCGATGACGAAATCATAAGCCTGCGCGAAGAGGTGGACAAACTCAAGGATGGCGCAGACCAGGCCGGGCCGGAACTGGCGGAGCTGGCGGCGGAGATCAACAAGCTCGGCGCCCAGCAAGCGGCCATTGAGGGCTTCGAGCGTCTCAAGGCCGCAACGACCGAAGCGGCGGCCCGTACCCAGCAACTGCAGAAGGCCACGCGCGATGCGGCGCTTGCGCTCAAGGACAAGCAGGCGGCACTGGCCGCAGCCGCTGCGGCCGAGCAGCAGGCCAGTGCCACGCTGGCGCAGGCCCGCGCGCAGCAAGACTCCATGAGCGAGGCCATCAAGCAACTGGGGGCCGAGCTCAAGACCATGGCGAAGGCCGCCACGGAATCCGGCGATGCCTCGGCCGTAATGGCAGAGCGGCTCAAGGACGGCGAGGCGCAGCTCGCCGTGCTCAAGGGCGAGTACAAGGCGGCAGCGGCAGGCGTCGCTGCATTGGCACAGGCCCAGCGCGACAACGCCAGCGCCGCCAAGAACGCCCAACGCGATGTGGGCGCAGCGCAAAAGGAATTCGACGGCCTGCGGCAGTCGGCAGGGCAGGCAAAGCAGGCACTCGCAAGCCAGAGCCAGGAACTGCAGCGCTCGCGCGATGCGCTGGCAGGCATGGGGATTTCGGCCAAGGCCCTGGCCGATTCCCAGGTGGGGCTCAATCGTGGGCTGAATGCTTCGCGCGCCAGCCTGGCCGCGCTTGCGCGCAAGGCCGAAGAAGCGGCATCGGTGCTGGCAAACCGCGAGCTGCTGGGCGTGCGCGCCCATGCCGACGTGCAAAAGGAGATCGACAAGACGCGCCAGGCCTACGAGCAGCTCAAGGCCAGCGGCAAGCTCACAAGCACCGAGCTGGCGCAGGCCGCCATGAAGGTGGAGGAGCGGATTCGGGAACTGCACCAGCAGACCAACGGCTGGAAGGAGTCCATCGGCAAAGCCAAGATGGAATTCGCCAGCATGGCCGCATCCGGGGCCGGGCTCGCGGTGGTGGCGAAGAAGGCCATTGACTTTGAAAGCGCCATGGCCGATGTGGCAAAAGTGGTCAACGGCACCGACGAGCAGATGGCGACCTTGAATGGTCGCATCAAGGAAATGACACGCACCATTCCCATGGCGGCCACGGAACTAGCGGCTATGGCGGCAGCGGGCGGGCAATTGGGGATTCCGCTGGAGAAGCTGGAGCAGTTCGTTGAGCTGTCTGCCCAGATGGCCACGGCATTCGGCATAAACGCTGAGCAGGCGGGCGAGGCCGTGGCAAAGCTGTCCAACGTGTTTGGCTTGCCGCTGGAGCAGGTGCGCAGTCTTGGCGATGCCATCAATGCCCTTGGCAATAACATGGCGTCCAAGGAAAAGGACATCATCGACGTGCTGACCCGCATCGGCGGCACATCCAAGCAGTTCGGCCTATCAGCCGAACAGGCAGCGGCACTATCGGCGGCGATGTTGAGCCTTGGTGTCTCGTCGGAGGTGGCGGGCACAGGCATCAATGCCATCCTCTCGAAGCTGCAAACCGCCGGGGTTCAGGGAAAAGAGTTTCAGCTTGCGCTGGCCGAGGCGGGGGTGTCGGCCAAGCAGTTGGCAAAGGACATTCGAGACAACCCGCAAAAGGCTATCGAGAGCTTCCTGCAAACGCTCTCGAAACTCGACGGAAAGAAGCAGGCGGAGGTGCTTTCGCGCTTGTTCGGCCAAGAGTACCAGGACGATGTAGCGCGCCTTCTCGGCGGCCTGGATCAATATCAGAAGGCGCTGGGCCTAGTGGGCGACAAGGCCAAAACCGCCGGGGCGATGCAGCAGGAGTTTGAGACGCGGGTGAAAACCACTGGCGCGCAGCTCAAGCTGCTCAAGAATGCCGCTGATGAGGCGGGTATCAATCTGGGGACGGTGTTCCTACCTGTCATCAATGCGGTGGCTAGTGGGCTCAAAACGGCCACGCAGTGGGTGGCGGATTTTGCAAAAGCGTTTCCGGCCATCTCGGGAGTAGCAGCATCGCTGGTCACGGCGGCCGCATCGGCGGGCGCGCTGGGTGTGGCGTTTGGTGCATTGCGCATGGCGGGTACGACGGCCATCGCAGGACTCTCGGCGCTGATGCCTGCGCTGACGGGGGGGCTGGTTGGTGCGGCGACTGCGGCGGGCGCACTCAAGACCGCTGTGGCGGGCCTGTCGGTGGCGCTGGGCAGCTTTGCCGTGGGGTGGGACATCGGTACGTACTTGCGCAATGAGTTCGTGGAGGTCGAGCGCGCGGGTATTGCCATGGCCGCTGGGCTGACCAAGGCTGCGGCAATGGCGCAGACCGCCTGGGAGATGATGAAGGCGCCTCTCACGGATGACACCGTTGCAGCCGCGCAAGAGCGCCTGCGCGCCAAGCTGGAGCAGATCGACGACGAATACGCCCAGCTATTCGCCTCTGCGGGTAAGGCCAAGGCGGCGGTGCAGGAACAGGGCAAAGCCGCCGACGCGGCGGCCCAGGCCAATGCCAAGGCGAGCGAGGCTGTGCAGGCCGTAACGCAAAAAATGAAGGAGCTTGGCACCGGAGCGCAGGCGGCCGGCCAAGGTGCGCAACAAGCGGCGGCGGCGCTGGAGAAGGTCTTCACCGAGGCGATTAAGGGCGCGAAATCGGTGGAGGTAGTAGCGCAGTTGCGCGACAGGCTGAAAGAGGCGCAGCAGGCGGGACTGCTGGCGGGAGATGCTGCTGCGCGTTTGCGTGTGCAGCTTGACCAGGCAGGCGCAGCGCAAGGTGTGAAGGCGCTGGTGGTCGAGTTTCACACGCTCAAGAGTGGCACCGAAGGCGTACAGGGCGCGGTGGACAAGCTTGTCGAATCGCTGAAACTCGACGACAAGGGGAGCATCGCGGCATTCGCCCGCGCACTGCAGGAGCTGGGCAGCACGGGCGTGCTGAGCGCGCAGCAGGTGGCTGGTGCCTGGCAGCAGGCCCTGGGCAAGCTCAATACGCAGCAGCTCAACGATTTCTCGTTGTCCGTGAAGGCGGCTTTTGCGCAGGGCACGCTCAGTGCGCAGGAGTTCGCCCAGGCCAACGATCAAATCCTGTCGGCCAGCTTCGACCGGCTGGGCGTGAACGCCGCGCAGGCCCTGGGCAAGATCAGCACGGGCGCGCAGGAGGCCATCAACCAGGTTGACCTGGTGGCCGAGTCCGCCAAGGCGGCAGGCGCGGGGGCAAAGGACGCCGCCCGTGCCATCGAAATGGCTTTCGCTGCCGCCATCCCCAAGGCCGACAGCCTGCAGGCCATCGAAGCGATGGAGCAAAAGCTCAAAGCCATGGGCGCGGCGGGCCAGTTGAGCGCGGACGGCATGGGCCGCCTGCAGGCCGCGCTGGACAAGCAGCGCGCGACCATCGAAGGGCAGATACCGGGCATCCAGAGCCTGGGCGAAGCGCTGCGCCAGCTCGGCGTCAAGCCGCAGGCCGAACTCAAGGAACTGGCGCGCACGGCGAAGGAAGCCTTCGACGTTGTGGCCCAGAGCGGCACCGCCACGCCGCGCGAGATCAACGAGGCATGGAAGGCCATGGCCGAGGCGGCGATTGCCGCGAACGATGGCATCGCGGACGCGACGATCCAGTCCCAGGCCCGTCAGCATGGCTTCGTGGTCGAGACGGACAAGGCGGGAAAGTCCATCGTCAAGTCGATGAAAGAGGCCGAGGACGCGACCAAGAAGGTGGGCGACGCGGCCAAGGACGGCGCCGATGGCATGCGCGAGATGGCGAGCGCGGCCGACGACTCGCGCACCGCTCTGCAGAAGCAGGCCGCGGCGCAGAACGAGGCGGCGAACGAGGCCGCAAATGCGTGGGCGGATGCCCAGCGCAAGGCGGATAAGTATTTTGAGGAGATGGCGAAGATCGCGCGGGAATCCGGCGCCTGGTCCCAAGAGGTGCCCAAACTGGCCTGGGCCATGTCGGCCGCGCTCAAGGAGCTTGACGCGGCCCAGCGGTCAATGGAGCGCGCAAACCAGGGCGCGGCGCAGGGGCTGGCGGATTTGAAGATGCGGCTGGTTGAGCTGACCGGCTCCGAAGAGGACGCCTCCAGGATGCGCCAGGCGCGCGAAGCGGCCGAGCTGCGCTCCAAGATGTCGCTGCTGCAGATCGACATCGAGCGGTCTCGGATTCGCAAGGATGCGGCGGAGGCGGCGCGCCTGTAGGCCGAATTGGTGCTGCTCAAGGAGCAGCTATTGGTATTGGGGCAAATCCATGCGGCCGAGAACAATGCGCGCCAGGAAAAAGCCCGCGAGGCCGAGCGCCAGGCCAAAGAGGCCGAGAAGCAGCGCAAGGAGCAGGAGGCGCAGGCTGCAGCGGCGCAACGCATGGAGCAGGACAAGGCGCAGACGCTGCAAAAGCAAGCCAGCAGTGCGTCGCAGACGATTGGGGATGCAGCAGCGCAGAAGCCAGCGCTCGGTGGTCTGGGCCTGAACGTGACGATCAATGCGAACGGCATCAATGACCCTGTGGCACTGGCGCGCAAGCTTGAGCCGGAGCTCAAGCGCTTGGCGGCGCTGGCGCGCTGAGTTTTAAAACGCTTTAGTCATTGCGCGGAGGCGTGCGGCGGCACAGTCGCTGCATGCCCTCCGTACAGCGCTATCTCTCCGGCCGTGACAACCTCGCCCGCACCGCAACCCTGGCGGCCAGCAGTGTGCGCGCGAGCACGGCGATTGAGCGGGTATCCGCGCGCCGCACGGGCGGCGGACGGGTGCGCCTGGTGGGCAGCTACACGGGCCACGAGGCGGCGGGCGTCGATGTCGAGATCATCTCTGCCGGGGGCGTTCCGCGCGCCTCGGTGCCGCAGTTCGTCGGCGTGGGCAACGGGCAGCTCGCGGTGCAAGGCGTGGACGCTGCCGCAGCGCCGCAGGAATTCACGATTGCGCTGGCCGATTTGGGTGTCCAGACCGCGACGGCGGCGCTCGACGTGCGCGAGGTGCGCATCCGCGCCCGCGCGCCGGGCAGCGGCGGCAATGCCCTGCGTGTCACTGTGCAGCCCGCACTCACGCGCACGGCCACGTCCTGGGCGCTGCTTGCGCCCTGGGCCACCAGCCAGGCCATGCAGACCGGCCCGCAGTGGGACTTCGGCGGCCTGCCGCTATCGCCCAGGGACGAGCTCGACGCGGCGAGCCCGCGCATCGCGTTTGGCTTCGACCCGCAGGTGTACCGGCCCTGGCGCAAGTTCAAGGACGGTGCCTGGCAGTTCGGTCTCTCGCCCGCGCTGCAGCGTGACGTGCCCGCAGGCACGGCGGTCTACAGCGTCACGGGCGGCTATGTCGTGACCGTGAGCGATGGCGTGGCCACCGAGACCTTTGGGGACACGCAGTCCGCCCCGGCGCAAGCCGCCATCGTCACATTTCATGACTTGCTAGTGGCGCTGGGCAACTCGGCGCTGGTGGAGGTGGCGGGCGTGGTGGCCGCTGACCGCACCAGCGGCGGGCAAGCGGCCATCGACGTGCCGCTGCGCACAAGCGCGTGGCTCATGTCCGCGAGTGGGAAGGTGCGGTTACAGGACATAGCCGTGCCGGAGCAAGCACCGACGCAGACGCTGACTGTGCGGTGCATCAATGCAGACGTTGTGGGCAAAGAGCGCTGGAGCGTGTCGGGCGATGTGTCGGGCGCGCTGGCCGTGGCGACCACGGGTGTGCCGTATGCGAGCGCCGCAGCGCTGTTCGGCATCCCTGCTATTGACCCTGCTGCCGTGGGTAGCGGCCAGTGGACCGTGAAGTGGGAGCCGGTGGCGCGCGATGCAGACAAAGGCGAGGTGACGCCCAGCGCATGCCTGCGGCCGGTGAAGTTGGGCCTCGCCGCGCGGCCGCTCACTGTGACGTTTCGGTACGTCAGGCGCCCGCCTGCGCAGTGCGACTGCCGCAAGGTGTCGCCCATCAAAGTTTCCGATAAATGTCTTGGCTTAGGAGGTGACGACATGCCACTTGATCCGGCGCACCAGTTGCGTCTTGCGCGGCTCTATGAGTGGCGCGCTGAATTTATTCGCACGAACGTGCGCATCGCCTCGGCCGACGCGGGGGCGGCTGCGTACGACATGGATCTTGCAGATGGCATTACCAACTCTTTTGCGACCGCGTTAGCCGAGATTTACGAGTCTGTGCCTGCGCTGGCCGAATGGGATGCGGCTTTCGCTGATGTGCCGACCGAGCTGGCCGCATTGGAGGGGGTGGAGCAAGAACAGAATTTAATGCTGCCGGGATCGGAAATTTCCGGCGCGAAGGCTCTTGCGCAGCTACTGCGCAAGTACACCGCGCGCATGGACTACTGCCGCACCTTGGCGGGCATCGTCCCAAAATCTGATTCCAGCACCGGAGATGCGGGCGGGTGCTGGATCGACCACGGCGACCCATTCTGGTGGGTCGATACCGATGGCTACTACCTGCCCGCGTTTACGAACAAGGCGTATATCTCAAGCCGCCGCGGCGCGGACGGCAAGCCGTACTCGACGCGCGAGTTCGGGTTCGGGCTGGCCGTGGCGTGCGAGGAGCATCTCAAGATCGGCGACTCGATCACGCTGCGCATCGATTCGGTGGACAGCGAGCGCCCCTACCGCGTGGGCGATGAGGCCGTCCTGCAGACCATCGGCGCGGGCGCGGCCTGGCTTGCCGGAGGTATTGATGGCACGGACGTGCAGACTTGGCGCGTGGCGGGCAGCAGCGCCGGGCTGCTGCCCGACTACATCGTGCCCACGGACGGCACGGCCGCGCCCGTGTACGCGCAGGCG